GTAACTTCCGCTAACCTACGTTTCGCTTAATCAGCAAGCGTATTACGCAAATCCAAAAAGGCTCTTCGGAGCCTTTTTGTTTGACTTAAATATCAGATGAAAATAGAAAGCGATCGAGATTTTGAACAACTTCGTGCTCAGTTTACTGGTTGGCGCAAACGCTTTCCAATGTTTACACACGATGTACAACGCATTGAAAAAATGATCAACGAGCATATACAAACACATAGTAAAATTATGGTGTTGCATAGGCAAACTAAAAATAGAAGCCATTTAGAAAAAGCGCAACAAGAAATAGATGCTATCAATAAAATAATAGACACTGTAGAAAAATTAGAGCTAATGGCTATGTTAAGTAAGGGGTAATTATGGGAATACAAAACTATTTTTTTAAAAATATTCATTCTGTGATATCACAAAATGATACAAAATCAAAGAAAAAAGTATTATCGTTGGGGCATCCAGATTTGCTTCTTGATAAAGATTTTTTGCAAACAATATACGACAATAGTTTTATTGAAAAAATTCCAGAAGACAAATATCATGTAGATATACGGAAATTACATAAAAAAGAATCAAGTTTTTTTATTTACGATCCTTATTTTATTTTTGAACAATATAATTACGAACTTTATATTTTAGATGTTAAACAGCATAGGGGTAATGAAATACTAGTTGATTTAAATCACGAGATTGATCAAGAGTATTGCGAATATTTTGATCTTATTCTAGACGGTGGCACATTGGAACATTGTTATAATATATCTCAGGCATTTAAAAATGTATGTCAAATGGTAAAAGTTGGAGGATTTTGTCTTCACACAAATCCGGCAAACAGCCTTGATCATGGATATTTTAATTTAAATCCGTTGTTTTACGATCATGGATTTACAAAAAATGGATTTAACATACATGATTTATGCATACTTGATCAAACCCAATGCGTTCAAAGTATAAGAGGGATAAAAAAAGGTAAGGTGATACCGGTAAAAGCATCAGTTTTTTGTAAAGCGGAAAAGATAACACAAGAACAATTTGTCTGGCCCTCACAATACTAACACGGATAAATAAAGTATCTAAGTATATTATGCAGAATCCCTCTGCGTAGACCTAGAACGTCAACAAAGGAGAAACAAATGGGACGTCCACTAAACAAGAAATTTTTTGGTTTATTAACTGATGGTACTAACATCACAGTAAACTGCCAAGTAGGAGCAAATGCAGAATCTGCGGTAGGTTATATCTTACGCCAACGCTCATCGAAGAGATTTTTAGTCAACGATGCCAAAGACGGTACAAAAGTATTACCGGCAGGCACAGGCACAGGTAATGTAGGAGTTTGCCAACTAGTAAATGCGGTAGACGGTGCATTAGGTGCAAATGAGATGAGTATTGTGGGTGAATTTAACGGACAGGGTATACTAATAGCCAAGTTAACCAACAAGATCGCTGTAGGCTTTAACGGCATAAGATACAAATGGACAGTAACCAACGACTCTACAACCAGCATACTTTCTCTAACACTACCATAATCTAGGAACTAGCAATGGGACAGTTTTTTCGCGTCAACGGCGATTATAATATTAAAGTTAGAGATGGCGGTACTATTAAATTAGATACCGGACCAAAAGGTGACACCATCATAACTGGTAACTTAACAGTTGCCGGTGATGTTACTGCTGTTTCGACTGAGAATTTAGAAATCAAAGACAGAATCATAACTTTAAATGAAGGTGAAAACGGTCCCGGCGTTTCTGATGTCGGATTTGGTGCATATTCTGGTATTGAAATTGATCGAGGAACCTATGTAGATTCTACAGCAGTTCCTCGAGCAGCCTTTGTGTGGAATGAATCAAATCCAGGATTTACTACAGATGAAGACCCTGCTTCTGCGTCCGGCTACTGGCAAATTGTTACCGGATCGTCAGAAACCGCATACGGGTTTGCTGATAGTAATTTAAAAATTAGAAGAATTTTAACTGATGCTTCAACAGACAGCGGCGACCTAACATTAATAGGCACTGGTACTGGTGTGGTTAAAGTTGCAGGTACAACAAATTATCGTTTACAGGTCACAGACAACAACGATATTCCAAACAAAGACTATGTTGATTTTTCTATCTTGAATAATCCAACATTTCAAATTCGTGCGCCAAGTCAAGACACTCGAGTCATTATTGCAGATAAAGATATCACTCCAAACAATTCTAGTACAGGCGGATCATTGGCCTACTATCAAGCAGCTACAGGTTATCCAATCTCTACTGACGGTGCTGTTGAAAGCGGCGTGGGATTTTTAGTTGACGGTGTACTTACATCTACATTTTATTCAAATCGTGTGGTGTTACAATCTTTAGAAATTATCGACAGCGAAATTAGACACGACAGTTCAAATGAAAACATCTTTATCAACACCAACGGTACAGGCAAATTACAGACAAATTACGCAATACAATTAGACAATAATGCAGTAAGCCCAGCGATTGTTTCAGGAAGTCATATAATTTATTCCAAGCCAGAAAGTACAGGTAGATCAGGAATATATTTTGTAAATACTGAAAATACTAGAGATGAACTAGTTAGTAAAAATAGAGCATTGCTGTTCAGCATGTTATTTTAAGAGAACACAAATATGATCACAGGAAGAATAGTCACAGGAACAACAGCAACATCCCCTACTCAAGTTTATGTTAGTAGTGGATCAAACGCCATTACCACAATAGCATTATGCAATACTGGTGCTCCGGATCTAGCTGACGAAACAGTTAATTCAATAGATGTTAATGTGTATCTAGTTGCACCAAGCGGAACTTATGTAGACAATCGTACAATAAATGTTGGTAGTTTAATTGTGAGTAAGTTAACTGTGCCTGCAGGCGAAACAGTATTTCTCAGTGAAGAACGTATTGTATTATCAGACACAGATTATGTTTCAGTAGGTTACAGCCCAAGTTCTGGTGCTGCCACAGTAGGCAGTTTATTAACAGTGACAGTGAGCACATTGCCAGTATGAAATTCTTAAAACAGAAAAATATCAGCAAGTTTAGTATCAGTGACAACACACTGATTGCCAATCACTATGGCCGAGCTGTTATGGATCTAACAGGAGGTCTGCGTGTCCCTAAAGGAACAACTGCACAGAGACCTCAACTCAGTAATGTTCGTACACCTAACGGACCTAACGGATACATTAGATATAACACAACTACTAACGCATTAGAAGCATACATTAATGGAGTTTGGGAAGTTGTTAGAGCCAGCGGAGCAACTGCTATTCAGGTTAGTAGATTTGCAGCTAACGGAACCGAAACAACATTTGGCCCATTAAATTCAACTTACCTAACCAACTACACAGCCAGCGATTATAATGTTATGATATTGGTTGATAATGTTATACAAATTGGAGCCAAAGTTAATTATACTGTGGTTAAAAGACAAAGTGGAAGTTTTGTTAGTGTAAACTATTCACCATTTAGCGCATCGGGCCCGGGCACATATACCAACAACGAATACTACATTCAATTTGCCGATGCTGTGCCTGCCCTTAACGGCGCTAGCGAATCAATTTATGTAACTGTGTTCTACGGTTACGGAAACTAATCATGTCACAGCTGGGTCGTATCAGTGGTCCACTGCTAGATGCAAACCTAAATAGACTAGGTGTTGATCTCACATTCCGCAATTACGGTGCTGATGAAGATCTACTATATCTTGATGTAACCAACAATAGAATTGGCGTTAATAAACAGCCAGCAAATCGAAGAGTTGAAATTGAAGGTATTACACATTCTACAAATTTAATCAGTACAACCAGTGCAGATATTGCCACTATCACAGCCACAACTAATACATTTTCTACAGATATATCAAGTACAATTATCGTAAGTCCGAATCAAACAAATCCTCTAGTTACATTTGATAACATGCGGGCCGGCGACTTAGATTTCAAAGATAACATAATTAAAAATTACGCAGTCAACGGTGGCATTGAATTAAATCCCAACGGCACAGGTATTGTTGATATCTATGCAAACACCACAGTTAATGGAAATCTAACAATAACAGGTAATACACAGATTAATGGAAATTTAACAGAAGCTACCAATATTATAGTTGGAGACAGCATCCTTGATACCGTGATAATTGCTCCAGATTTTACTCAAAGTATTATTCCTGGAGATCATATAACCTATGATCTAGGCACAACAATAAAAAGATGGAGACAGGTTTACATACATCAAAATTTAGACATAGGCTCTTTATCATTTAATGATGTAACCGTTGGACTTCAACTTGAAATAGAAAGCGGACTGCCTAGTATTAGAACACTGCAAAGCAATGACGATGTTATATTAAATTCAGATACTGGCAATATTGACATTGAGCGCATTAGATTTAACGGTAACAACATCACCAACCTCGATGCAACTGCACTTACTCTAATATCTACTGGCATAGGCTATGTTAGGTTTATGGATACCAACGCATTGATCATTCCTGCAGGAACCGATGCGCAACGCTCAGCAAGTTCTGAAGTTGGTGACACTCGTTGGAACACCGACAATCCTGCAGATAACTATCTAGAATGTTTTGATGGCACCACTTGGATTATTTCCACCGGCCCGGGAGGTTCAATTTCAACAGTTGAAAATTCCGATCTAGCCAACGCCTACATCCTTATACTAGGCTAAAATCTCCTTTGAGCTAAATAATAATACCGCGGTGTCCAACTGTGGTCTATTACTGTGGTAAACCAGCAAAGAGCGCAAGCTGAGAATTTGGTTAACCGTGCAACACGGGGTACAAAGGAGAGCTATGGCTATTGGACGTATTTCGGGGCCGCTCTTAAAGGCAAATTTAAACCGCGAAGGTGTAAATTTAGCATTTGAGACCGACCTTCTCTATCTTGATGTTAACAACTCTCGCATAGGTGTTAAGACTGCGTCTCCTCAATACGACTTAGACATCTCCGGAACCACAAGAACTACTGATTTAATAGTAGACACACAAGCAACCATTGCCCAGTTTACAATTTCCGGCAACACAATTGCCAGCTCTAACAACACAATAAATTTTATTCCTACAGGCGGACAGGCCACAGTCTATCATAGTCGCCTACAGATCAACGATTTTGAAATTCAAGGCAACGCAATATCAACAAATGTTTCTAATTCTAATATAGAATTAAGACCCAACGGTATAGGTATCGTTGACATCTATGCTAACACCACAGTTAACGGGAATCTAACAGTAACAGGAAATGTTGGAGTCACTGGCAATGTGGTAATTGGCGGCAACATCACAATTGGTGATGCGCTAACAGACAACATCACAATCAACGCTGCAATTAAAAGCAGTCTAGTGCCAGAAGTGGATAACACCTATGATCTAGGATCATCAGTTTATGCATGGCGAAATGTCTATGCACAGAATTTCTTTACTGACATGTTAAGTTTAAATTCTCTAGACATAGGTAATTTACAGTTTAGAGACAACGAGATTACTACAACTACAGGCACCGATTTATCAATATTTGGTAATGGTGTGGGTGGAGTTAAACTGGGCAATTTTAGATTTAGAGATAACACAGTAACTAACATCTCAAACAATGCAATCAGCCAATTAGTTTCTACAGGCACTGGTTATTTTAAAATTGCAGGAACTAACGGAGTTGTGTTGCCAAGGGGTACCAACGCAGAACGACCTACAGCATATGCAGTGTTGGGCATGACTAGATACAATATAGACCAAAGAGCACTAGAAGTATGGGACGGATTTAGTTGGGCAAGCCCTGCAGGATCAAGTGGTTCAGTAACATTGACACAGGCTGAAGATGTGGCCGCAGCATTTGCATTGACATTAGGATAATATTATGCCAACAGTTTTTAAACAAGCAGTAGCTACAGAAATAGGAACAACACCCGTTGATGTACTTGATATTCAAGCAGGTGTTAGAGCAACCGTAATTGGTTGTAACCTTGCCAATGTCACAGATTATGATACAGTAACAGTTAATGTTTATGTGATAGGATCAGATACAACACGATCTTACTATGTTAAACAAATTCCAATCCCACCAAACACCAGTTTAAAAGTTATTACCAACGGTGAAAAATTAATTTTACCCGAACTCACAGGATTGAGAATTGATGCAGATGTTGATAATGCAATTGATGCAACAGTCAGCTATGTTGAAATTTCATAAGGAACAATTATGGCAGCAAATAATTATTATCTAGGTAGAGATCCAATTGAAACACTAGGCAGCAGTCCTAGATTTTGGTATGCCTTAAGAAGAAACCAAGACGGTGAATTATTCATTGTTCGCAGCGATCAGTTAACTGATAAAGAAAGTTATGAATTAAATAGTCCGGGTAATCCCACAGAAAATTTTGAAGATTTTGAAACAGGAGTTGACTACTTTGAAGGTGTTGATGCAGACCACGAAGCGGAGTTTGACAATTTAAAATATACTCAATACCGCTGGGATGATAGGTCAATGTTTTACTACGTTGATAGTCAAGGGCAACTAGTACAAAGAATTAATCAAGGATATACATATCCAACCGGAACATCAGCAGCATAATTGGAAGAATAAGAAATGGCAGAATTTAAAATAAGCAGATTTAGATACACCTGGAAAGGTGTTTGGGTCACTGCAACCGCTTACATCAAAGATGATGTTGTAAAGTTTGGTGGAAGTTCTTGGGTATGCGTCCGCGGCCACACATCATCAGCATTTGCAACCAATCAACTTTATATTCCTGATGGGGCTACTGATATAGCCCCAGCATGGACCAAGATGTCAGATGGTTTTGTTTGGCGCGAAGAATGGCTTGCCAATACTCCTCTATTATATAATCCTGGAGATATTGTAAAATACGGAGCAACATTATGGCTGTGTGTAACCAGCCATACTTCTCAATCTGTGTTTGATACAGATATTATTAAGTGGACAACTTATGCTGAAAGTTATAATTTTAAAACAGACTGGACAGCTAGTACTAGATATGCAATAGGTGATATTGTAAAATATGGCGGTCAAATTTATAAGTGTTTAATTGGACACACTTCTTCTTCAACTACTAATGGATTAGAGGTTGAACTAAACTTATCTGACAGCACTTTAACAAAATGGGAATTAATAGTTGACGGAGAAAGATTTCAAGGACCCTGGGCAACTGCTCAACGATACATAGTCGGGGACCTAGTAAACTACGGTGGGGTTATTTGGAAATGTAAACAAGGGCACACTTCCGGTGACGATTCAACTATAAATTTTGATTCAGACGAACATTGGGAATTAGAAATTGCTGGCTCTAAATTTGGCGGTGAGTGGAATAACACAACCACTTATCAGATAGGACAGGTTGTTAGAGCAGGTGGTTCGGTTTATTATAGTTTAACTGTAAATTATAACAGCCCACCCGATGCAAGTTTTTATCAACTTGAAGATAAAACTGACCCTGTAGACTGGGCATTGATTGCTAAAGGAGTTAATCTTGTAGGGGAATACTCGTCTATAGAAAAATATAAAGTAGGCGATGTGGTAAGACGCGGCGCGAACTTATATGTGTCATTAAGAGATACTACCCCGTTGGGCTATAAAGGCTCATGGCAACCGAGTACAGAATATTTTATTGGAAATATTGTTGTATATAACGGTGTTAATTATCGTTGTATTTTTGGCCACACATCGGATACAGTATATGCTACCAATGCCGGAAGTTGGGAAATATACTCGGGCAGCGACGGCAGTACACTAGACTATTTAGATATTAGTAATTGGGAATTAATAGTTCCAAGTAAGCGGTGGAGAAATAGTTGGACTGTTGATGTTACCTATTCATTTAACGATGTGGTATTGTTTAAAGGTACATCGTATGCATGTAATATTGAACATACTTCAACAACCGCAAATTTTCCCGGAGATAACGGTGAAGGTTTTGTTTTTTGGGATGTGGTATTATTAGGAAACTACGATATAGGAATGCAAAATCAAGGCGATTTGCTAACTTATGGACTATCAAGGTCAGTAGTTAATGACGGAAGTACTTTTGGTCCTACTGAAGTTACCATCGGTGAAGAAGATAAGATTTTAAGAATTAACGATGCTGATCAACCGTATTATTCAACGTGGGGAAATACCAGTTATCTAGTCAATGTTGCCCCAAATGGAGTTGACGATGAATTTGATAGTGAACGAGGATTTAATTATTTTAAACCTTGGAAAACTATTAGATTTGCATGTGACCGCGTTGAAGCATTAGGATTGAATGTTGAAAATACTGTTAAAGTAAGAGTATGGCCCGGGGTATACGAAGAAATATTGCCTATTGTGGTCCCAGCCAATGTTGCTATTCAAGGTGACGAAGTTCGTAGTATTACAGTAAAACCAAACGCACCCATAGTCGAACTAGCAACAGATAGTAGTTATACCATAGCAGCCTTGAGCAGAATATCTGCGATTATGGATGATTTGTTGCAGGGAAATGCAATTGTAAAAACTATTGGTAATATCGAAGATCCTGTGCCAGTGTTAGTAGACGAAGTAGAAATTACCAGTAATGTTTCCAGTGATATCGAAACATTAATTTCTAATATTCAAAATTACATTAATTTTTATGTTAATAGTACAGGATCTGATACAGCAGTAATTGGATCTAACGATGCTGTTGCAGATCCTAATGATAATTATGCAAATGCATTATTGATTCTAGAAGCTAATAAAGATTTTTTAGCATCTGAAGCAGTGGCATACATCGAACAAACATTCCCAGCTTATGACTTTATTGGAGATCTTTGCAAACGAGATATTCGTAGATATATAGATGCATGGAAATACGATATCATTTATACAGGCAATTATAAATCGGTGTTGGCCGCCAGATATTACAAAAATGCAGTGTTAGGCTCAGCAGGCGAGGATATGTTTTATGTTCGCAACTCTACAGGCATTCGCAACATGACTCTGTCAGGCTTAACCGGAACTTTAAATCCGTTGGGAGTATTTGATTATTATCAACGCCCAACCGGCGGCGCATATGTTTCTCTTGATCCAGGTTGGGGACCAGATGATGAACGAGTGTGGATCACTACAAGAAGTTGTTATGTACAAAACTGTACAACATTTGGATTTGCTGCAATCGGCCAAAAAATTGACGGTGCATTACATAACGGCGGCAACAGATCCATTGTTTCAAACGACTTTACACAGTTAATTAGTGATGGCATTGGAGCATGGGTTTTAAATAACGGTCGTGCTGAGTTAGTTTCAGTGTTTACCTATTACAGCCAAGTGGGATATCTTGCAGAAGACGGCGGCATTATTAGAGCAACTAACGGTAATAACAGTTACGGAACTTTTGGAGCAGTAGCAATAGGAGTTGACAACTCAGAAATACCGTTCACTGGGACAGTCAATAACAGAAACAACGATGCACAAATTGCAGCGGCATTTGCTGGAGAAATTAATGATGAAATTTTAATATTAGAATTTGATCATGCTGGTCAAAACTATACTTCAGCAAGTTATTCGTTCGTAGGCGCAGGTTCAGGGGCGGTGGTAGTACAAGACGAATTTAGAGATGATGCGGTATTTGAAGTTAGATTAACTAATGCTAGAGATTCTTCTGGCATAATTGGAGGCAGAGGGTACACTTCGTTTGAAAATAATGCACAAACTGGCAACCTAACAACAATACAGTTATCTACTCAAGATGCAAACGAGCCTGCAGACTATATTGGAAAACGCATAATTATTGTTAGTGGAACAGGAACAGGTCAATACGGTTATATTTCGGCTTACGACGACGCTACTAAAACTGTTTCAGTGTATAAAGAAAGCACAGGAGCAGCAGGTTGGGACCATGTGATTTCTGGAACTCCAATAGTAAATCCATTATTGCCAGACACTAGATATAGGATTGAACCTAGATTAACATTCAGTGCCCCTGCATATTCTGCAGAAGCTATATCAGTTGGAGTTGATACATGGAGCAGTATAGTCTACGGAGAAACTACAGAAGTTTATGCAAATGTAGTCGGAGATGCAGGAACAGGAACTGTTGAAACTCAAGACGGCCTAGCAGCAATTACTGCTCGTTGGACTGTGTCAAAGGTGGGTAGAACTTACAGTTTAACATTAACAAATGCCGGTGCCGGATATGCAGTCAATGACGATATCGTCATTGAAGGCACACAAGTTGGAGGTGCCAGTCCTGAAAACGATATTACAATACTTGTTACTGAAGTTACAGAAGATAGTACAAACAGCATTGTTTCTTACACTTATTCAGGTATCGGAACCAGCGGTAAATTTATAGCAACGCCAACTACAGGTACATCCTTTAAATATTCTAATGACGGGTCTACTTGGTCATCCGGCAGTTTTCCAACAGCTGGTAATTGGAACGTATTGGCCAGTGGTGCAAATAAATTTATTGCTATTAAATCTGGAAGCACCAGCGCAATGAGCAGTGACAACGGTGTTGCGTGGACCAATAGAACCATAGGAACTGTTGCCAGGAACTGGAATTCCGCAGTATACGGCACAGACAGATTTGTAGCAGTTTCGTCAACAGCCAATGTTGCGGCCTATAGCACTAACGGAACCACCTGGACTGAAACATCTATGTCAGCAGGCGATTCTTCATTCAACGCCTGGGTAGATGTATGCTATGGAAAAAATAAATTTGTTGCAGTTGCAAATACAGGCAATGCGCTTTCATATTCTACCGACGGTATAACTTGGACAGCTGAGACTATAGATTCTATAGTAGACGGAAAAGATTGGGTCAGTATTGCCTACGGTAACAACAGATTTGTAGCTATGTCCAGTCAAGGTGATATTGCATATAGTTTTGATCTAGCGACATGGTACGATGCAAGTATGCCAGCTAGAAGCGAAGCTGCTGGCTGGATTAAAATTCGGTATGCACAGGGTGTATTTTTTGCAATACGCGGCAGTTCATGGGCAACTAGCCCTGACGGTATTGTCTGGACTGCTAGAACTCCAGCAACCTCACAAGTTTGGGGTAATCTAGCATTTGGAAATCCTGATGTTACATTGGAAGATTCTACATTGGGTAACAGTAAACCAATATGGATGATTACCGGTTCTGCAGAATCTACAATATTTGACAAAGTAATAACCGGGGCAACTGCACGGGCTCGAGCAATTGTTCAATCTGGAGAAATAACCAGCGTTAGAATTTGGGAACCAGGCTCAGCATATACCGAACAGCCAACTTTAACTATTTTTGATCCTAATGAATTTATTGAAACATTTACTGAAAACAGGATAGGCGATGGAGTACTAGGCAATCCAAGCTGGGTAAACAGAGGTATTGGTTATAGGACTTCTACCACAACAATCACAGTAACAGGCAACGGATTTGCTGATATAATTCCTGTAGGAAAATTTATAACACTGAGTAATTTAGAAAGACAGCCACCGTTAGGAGGACAATTACTGATTAACAATAATACTACAATTTATACTATTGTTACGGTGAGAGAATTAGATCCTATTGATGGTATAACAGCCTATTTACAAATTTCTCCAACACTCACAGAACTAGACGATGTGCAACACGGTACTGTTGTATCAATAAGAGAAAAATTCAGTCAATGTAGAATTACTGGCCATGATTTCTTAGATATTGGAACTGGAAATTTTGTAGAAACAAACTATCCAGTTTTATATTCTACAGGATTAGTTGACGCACAACCATTTAACGAAGTAGTTGAAGAGGCTGGTGGTAGAGTATTTTACACCAGCACTGACCAAAGTGGTAACTTTAGAACTGGCGAACTATTTGCAGTTGAACAGGCCACTGGTATTGTTACTATTAGTGCAGACTTTTTTGACCTAGCAGGATTATCAGAACTTAGACTAGGAGGAGTTAGACTAGGAGGAACCGGAGTAGTTATTAGAGAATTTTCAACAGATCCTTTTTTCTACGAAGACTCAAATAACATTGTTCCTACACAACGAGCTATCAAAACTTATCTTGCTAATAGATTAAGTATTGGCGGTGCTGATTTTGTTACTGGCGCTGTTACTGCTGGTCAAATTAAAGTGGGGCCTATAGGATTTACAAATGTATTGGGATTAAAAATAAGAATCCAAAGTCCAATGAATTTTGTTGGACCTAGGGCAGGAGTTACTGGATATATGTTGGCACAAGCACTGTTTTATAAATCGTTTACCCAGGACTAACAATTATGAATAAATACGATAGCTTCAAAAATTACGGAGTAAGAAATGGCAGAATTTAAATTAGGTAGAATTAGATTTGTATGGAAAGATCAGTGGACTACTGGAACAGTCTATTACAAAGATGATGTTGTTCGTGTTGGCGGAAAAGTTTATATATGTACGGTTGGGCATACTGCCGCAGCTGATTTTTATACAAATTTAGATTTCAGTCCGTCTAGATGGAATTTACTATCCGACGGACAAACATGGAAAGGCGATTGGGAAGTTTCTACTTTTTATAATATTGGCGACATAGTTAAATATGGTGGATTAATCTACATTGCTAACGACAGCCATACTTCGGCCGCTACACTAGTCTTGGGGTTAGAAAATAATCTAAGCGATTGGGACTTATTTGCTGAGGGATTTGAATGGAAAGGTGATTGGCAAATATCTATACGTTATAAACTAAATGATCTTGTCAAGTACGGCGGAAAAACATATATTTGTATTTTGAATCATACTTCGGATGACGAAGTTAGTCTAGGATTAGAAATTGATCAAAATAAATGGCAAGATTTCAGCGACGGTATAGAATACAAAGGTGTTTGGGTAACTGCTACTAGATATAAAGAAAACGATGTTGTAAAATACGGTGCAGGTTCGTATATATGTACAGTAAGTCACACTTCTCAAGCTACATTTTCTGCTAATTCAGCCAACTGGTCTCAATTTGCTGAAGGTGTAATCTATGAAGCTGTTTGGAGTTCTGGAACTACCTATCAACCAGGCGATATTGTCAGCTACGGCGGCAATCAATATGTAGCTAAAACCATACACTCTGCATCAAATCCAGTAACAGGAACAGCAAATTGGGATTTATTTTCCGAAGGCTTTAGTTTTCAATCTGACTGGAGTTCTGTAACAAATTATTTAATAGGACAGGTTGTTAGATTAAAAGGTTATACATACCTATGTACCGCAGATAACATCAATCAAGAACCTCCTAATGTCACTTACTGGCAACGACTTAACAGCGGAATTAGCTGGCAAGGCGAATGGGCAAATAGTACAGCATACAAATTAGGTGATGCTGTTAGATTTGCAGCCAATGCTTATATTTGTGTATTAGCTCATACCAGTAACGACGACGATAGTACAACAACAGGAGACTTAACTCGCAGCCCTACAAATGACACTGCTGGAACTTATTGGAATGTATTAACAATTGGCAGCGAAACATCGGTGCTAACCACACAAGGCGACATGGTGTACTTTGGTGGTGCAGGCCCAACTAGACTACCAATTGGAATAGAAGGTCAAGTTTTAAGATCAACTGGAACAATCCCAGAATGGGTAAGTCTTGGCCAAGTTGATCACCTATACTATGTTGCCACTCACGGAGTTGATGCTCCTTACCCCATCCATGGCGGAACATTAGACAAGCCATGGAAAACAATACGGTATGCCTGTGAACAGATTGATCGAGGTCCTCGCAATCCTAACACACAATATCTATTAGAATTAAATCGTGCATTTATTCAACGCGAAGTTAGTGCTTGGATCCGTGCGCAAATTACAGGAAACATAGCACCGTTTGTAACTGCGTTTGACTACGACGAATACAAATGCGAACGCGATGTAGGATTTATTGTAGATAGATTAATTTGGGATCTTGGCCACGGTGGTAACTTAAAAATTAGAGCTGCGACACAAAGCCTATTAGGTGTTCTAGATGAAGGTCCGTTCTCAGCAGCGTCTGAAGATGTACCTTATGCAACACTAGCTACAGAAAAAGAAGAAGGGGTTGCAGCATATAATTATATGTTAACTGTTGTAACCGCAGTGTTAGCTAATCAAGCACCTGCTGTTAGTTACCAATCAGCTCTAGCAGATTCTACAGCAATTGTAGCTCAGTATATCAACACTGATTATGTTGCAGAAACAGGGTCCTTAACAACTATCACTAGTCTTGTTGGCATTGTTACAACAGCATTAACAACTTTAGACAGTGATGACATTCCTGATCGCAGTGTTCCTAATAATCTTATTCAAGTAAAAGCTGGCCGCTATCGTGAAGTACTGCCAATTATTGTACCAGCAGAAACTTGTGTGCTAGGTGACGAAGTTCGTTCAGTAAATGCTGGCCCGATTGGCAGCATTATTACACGAGATGATGCCAAATACTCAATTGGAGCCTTAGGAAGATTAGAAACTGTTGTTGGCCAGATTATTTTAGGAACCAATGTTACAGAAACTGCTGGTAATACAGCCACTCAGAGTGCGGCATGGCCATATGCAAGCTCTGTAGAAGAAACAGATATCAAGCGTCTTGTACGCACAATGCAACATCGAATTGATTTTAGCATTGGTACTATGGCACTAGAAAGTTCTGCAAATCCTACAGGTTATAATGTTGGATATTTAACAGGCTATGGCGATGCCAGAACACTGTTAAAAGAAAATAAAGAATTTATCAAAGCAGAAATAATTGCTTTTATTGCAGTTAACTATCCCTTAGTAAAGTACAGTAAAACTATTTGCCGTAGAGATGTTGGTTATATTGTGGATGCAATGATCTATGATCTAACCTATGGCGGAACCACACAAACATTGAATGCAGGTCTTGCATACTTTGATGGCGCCGGTAGCACATCAATGATTGACTCAACTGAGCTAACAGCAACAGTTGCCAGCTATAACAGATTAAAATCTGTTATGCAATCATTAGTTGTTAACACACCATTTACTCCTTCAACAGGAAATACTGCAACACAGTGGACTGACTCAACTAATTTAACTGGTGGAGCGGCCGCAAGTTCATTTATTGGTACCAACATTGATATTATCACAGCTTTGCTTACTGGCGGTTCCACAACATTCAGACCAAAGCTAACTATTACCAGCATTACAAGTACAAATACACTTAATACCACTGCAAGTCACGGACTAGAAGTAGGTGATTTGATAGTACCTAGAACCACAGCCAACGGATTAACCGCAGATGTTCGCTACTATGTTATTGCAGCCGGCCTAACAGGTACGGCATTTCGAGTATCTACCAGTTATGCAGGCTCAGCAGTGGGTAGTTTAACCAACGGTTCTGGACTGACCTATATTGTTGATACTGAAGATAGACCTATTGCAACTAACGGTGTAACAACCACAACAGCATTGATCACTGCCTATACCGCATTAAGTGCAGCAGCTGGAACAATTGTAACCAACATGACCAGTTTTATTACTGCTAACTATCCAACATTAAGTTACAACAGCACCAAGTGTGAAAGAGATGCAAGAATTATTCTTGATGCAGTTGGTTATGACTTCATGTTCAACAGCAACTTCCAAACAATCAAAGCAGCCTACGCTTATCTAAGAAGTTCTGCTAGTGAAGTATACAGTCTAAATCAGAAAGCAGCTACTCGTGCAGCATTTAGCTATGTCAAAACACAAGCCAAAGCCAATGTTGGTGGTGATGCAACAGCACAGGCCCGTATTGAAACACTGATGACTGCCTTAGATGATATTATCTACGGTGCTACAGATGAAGGTTCAATCTGTCAAACATCATTGCGAGCTGCTGATTATGCTCGACTACAACTTGAAAGAAATAGAAGCTATATTGTTGCTGAAATCACAGCCTACGGTGCAGCCACTTATACAACCACAGTAACAACGGCCACTGCAACTACTGATGTATTCACATGCTCTAGCACCAGCTGGATGCAGAGAAATGCTCCTATTAGATTTACAGGCACAGTATTAGGTGGCGTAAGTACAGGAACAACCTATTACATTCAAAATGTGGTAAGTGCTACAACTTTTAAAATTGCAACTACTAGAGATAGTAACACAGCGTTTGATGTTGCAACGAATGCCTCAGGATCAATGACTGTAAGTTTATATTATTCCGTTGGATCGTGTGAACGCGATACCAATGCCTACCTCGATGCATTGAAATTTGATCTACAATATCCTGGCAACTACAAATCTAGATTGGCTGCTCGTTACTATACAAATGCTGTGATGGGAAGCCTAGAAGAAAATATGTTCTTGGTACGAAACGGTACAGGTGTTCGTAACATGACCCTAGAAGGATTGACTGGAGATTTATTGGCTCCTAATGCTTATGGTACTTCCAGAGTTAGTGCTGGGGCATATGTCTCACTTGATCCAGGATGGGGCCCAGACGACTTCCGTACTTGGATCATCAGCCGTAGTTGCTATGTACAAAACTGTACAACATTTGGTTATGCTGCAATTGGTCAAAAGATTGATGGCGCATTGCACAACGGTGGCAACGACTCTATCGTATCTAATGACTTTACACAGGTTATCAGTGATGGTATTGGCGCTTGGGTAACCAACAACGGTCGTGCAGAGCTTGTTTCTGTGTTCTCATACTACGCACACATTGGATATCTTGCAGAAAACGGTGGAAGAATTCGTGGTACTAACGGTAACAACAGTTATGGTGACTTTGGTTCTGTAGCAGAAGGGTTTGACTCCACAGAAACAGTTAATACCGCAATAGTAAACAACAAGGCATTTAAATCAACAGTTGGAATAGTTAACACTGATACCAGTGCCATGTTCAACTTTGAATTTGACAATGCTGGATCTGAATACACCGAAGCAACTTGGTTAATTGTGGGTCCTGGTAATTTTGGCGATGTAGAAGTTGACGAGTTCCGTGATGATGCTGTTTTTGAAGTTAGGCTGATAGACAACGTCGACGACAGCACAGCAGCGCCCGAAGTTGACGGCAATCAAGGCGGTTTTGGATATGTTACAGCATCTAACACAGCACAGGCTGGAGACTCAACTTCTATTACATTAGCTGCCACCGACGATAGTATCAGCACAGCGTATATTGGCATGAGAATCACAGTCACTGGTGGCTCTGGTGTTGGTAATTTTGCGGTTGTTAATACATTTAATTCTGGTACTAAGATTGCAGGCGTGGTTAAAGAAACCACAGGAGCTGCTGGATGGGATCATTCTATAGCTGGATACACAATCACTGCTCCGGACTCAAGCTCAACATACTTGATAGAGCCAAGAGTTACATTCAGTGCTCCTCCAACATTTGCTAGCACAAGTGCCGCATCAGGACTAAGCAGCGCAGTATGGAAAGATGTGGCCTATGGAAATCTTGCTACAGTATATACTGCATTAACTGGAACTTACAGCGGCACCACAGGCAGCGGAGCAACATTTACCGTATACAAGTATGGTGTCAAGTACTTCCCACAAATATTAGCAGCAGGTACTGGTTATGTGAGATTACAGACTATTACAATTTTAGGAACAAGTCTAGGTGGTGCAACAACAACTAACGATCTAGTAATCACAATTACCAGCGTTAATTCAGTAACTGGTGCTATTCAAGCCATAGACGACGCAGGATATGCCCGCGGCGGCCGCTTTGTTGCTATATCAACAACACAAGTCGGTGCAACATCAGAAGATGGCGTTACTTGGACATCAAGTGCAACACTATTACCAGCCAGTGCCACATGGAGTGCTATAGCACACGGCCTGTTTGATGACGGATCATCGAACGAAAAAATCAGCAGATTTGTTGCAGTTGCTAGTGCAGGTGCAGGTAACAGAGCAGCCTACTCAGCAGACGGATTGAGCTGGACCAGTGTTAGCGCAGTAACTTCAGCAGCCTGGGTTGATGTTGCCTACGGTGAAAACAAGTTTGTTGCCATAGCCAGCGACTCAACAACAGTTCGAGTGTCACTGGACGGCGAAGTATGGGACAACACAGGTACATTATCAGAAACTGGCTTTACCAGTGTTGCCTACGGTATGGGATTATTTGTTGCTGTTAAATCTGGCAGCAGAGTTGTAAATCGTTCCACAGATGGTACCGGTACATGGACCGCGGCAGCTACCGGATTACCAAGTACAGCAGCATGGACTGAAGTAGAATGGGGCAACGGCCGCTTTGTGGCTATTGCTGGCGGCGGAAGCACCGCCGCAGCATACAGTTTAGATGGAATTACATGGACTGCGGCAACATTGCCGGCCGGTACATGGACACATGTGGCCTACGGTCAAGGTGTATTCCTAGCAGTTAGCACAACAACAGCAGCGGCTGTAAGTGAAGACGGCGTAACCTGGACCAGCAAGACCACAGACACTGCATCAGGCGGCTTTGCATCGGCAGTGTTCGGCAATCCAAACCGCTCGGGTAAATTTGCACTGATCGGTAGCGGCAGTGGCTCAGCAAGTACTGTTTCTAACTATAGCACACAAGGTGCCAAGGCTAGAGGTCGTGCTTATGTTGTCAGTGAGAAGATCGCAATAATTCGTATTACAGAACCAGGTTCTGGATACGCGAGTGCTCCAACAATCACTATTACTGATCCAAACAACACCTACGAAGCACCAACACAGGTCCGCTACGGTAAGGGAGCACTAGCTAATCCTAGCTTTAAGAATCGCGGAACTGGATATACAACCAGCTCTGCAGAAATTGATACTGGTGACGGACATGCCGATCTATTCCAAAACGGCAGCTATATTGCAGTTAAACAGATCACAGCAAGACCAGTTGCTGGTTCTAATGTGACATTTGCAGGGTATCCAACCACATATAAATTGGTTAGTATTGTGACATTTATCGGTGACTATGCAGGCGACTACACAGCATTTTATCAGGTTAGCCCACCATTTAAGGTCTCTGATAATTTGCCAGATGCAACCGCAATTACCACTCGTATTAGATATAGTCAGGTGCGTCTAACAGGACACGACTTTTTAAATATTGGTACAGGCAATGCTGTTGAAACCAACTATCCTGGAAATCCAACACAAGAGCCTGTACAGGCCAACGAAGCCTTTGAAGCTAACGGAGGTCGTGTGTTCTTTACTAGTACTGACCAAGACGGTAATTTCCGAGTCGGCGATTTGTTTACTATTGAACAGTCAACTGGTGTTGCTACATTGAATGCTGATGCATTTAACATCAGTGGTCTACAAGAACTTAGCCTGGGTACAGTTACACTAGGTGAGGATCGGCAAG